ATTGAGGTGCGTATTTTTGAGATAAGTAAAAAGCTAAACCTGATATCATGCAAGGAACAAACCTGTATGGAACATCAGTTGCGTTTTTAAAACTACCAACATCATCTATTCTTTTTACATAATAAATGTGTGCGTCATCACTGGCAGCGTTAGAGTCTGGAGTTGGGTAAAAAAATATAGTTACCCTGTCTATTAGTCTTTGAACATAATACTGATTAGGTGTCCCCTTTGAAAGTTTGTTTGACAATGCAGAGTATGTTGATCTGTCTATTTTTGACATGGCAGAATCTATTTGAGTTGTTTGAGTTCTGTTTTGTCTGTGTGTAACTTCAAGAACATCATCTATTCCATAAACACTACCTGAAGGCGTTTGATTAGTGCTTGCTTGAGCTCTATCACTATCTGATGTATCGTCAGCAGCGCTTCTAAAAAAATGATACTCTGCCTGACCCTCAACAAGATCTATGTTTAATTCATCGACCTGCCAATAGTGAAGCCCTCTGTTGCCCCACTCTTGAAACATAATATTTAAAGATCTTCTAGCAGAAGTTAATTGATAGCCTGTCATATTAGCTAGGCCTATCCTTTGATATGCTTCTTCTATGATTTCATCAATGGCAAATGTTTTGTCGAACGTGTTTGTTCCTGAAGTAGTGTTGGGCATTAGCTACTCCTTAATTATAATAAGCTACTACAAAGTCACAGTTTGTTACATCAACAAAAGCGGCTGTTTCAAATCTAACGCCATCTCCATCAAAATTTACAACCAATGCTTCGTTTGCACCTGTTCCAAACTTGTGATGAATTTTAATTACGCCTGCAGCAGAAGTGTTGTCATAAATTTTTACCTCAGCGTCTGCAGCGCTTGATTGCATTTGTATGGCTTTGATTCTAACAGAACCAAGATTGGTAGCAGAACCACCAATGAAACCTTGTAGTCTACCATCTGACGATAATGCTACGGATGCTTTTACATCATACATAATAATATTCTCCTAAACTGTGGGGCCGAAGCCCCACATTAATTAATCTTAACTGTCAGCGAAAGGTGTCGCTTCAGTTCCTGTACCTATTAGTACAGCTTCTACCAGGTATTCATTGTCAGCTATAGCTGTGATTGTCACTGTGCTACCTCTGTCTCCACCAGTAGTGCCACCATTCATGCTAATAACATCGTTACTAGATGCAGGTGCAAATGAACTATTAGTCCCATCGGCAACATTAACAACAGTTGCATGACCAACAAACTTATCAGTGCCATCTGTTTTGATGTCACAGTCTGTGCAGTCTGTGCCGACAACAAATTTGTAAACTGCACCAATGTGACTGTCTACACTTAAATCGTCAGGACCTGCAACAGCTAGTGCGCTGTTAGCAGATATAGTTGGTAGAGTAATTGCGCCATCAGCGTCATTAATCTCTATAACTTTACCTGCGTGGTCTGCAAAAGTTAAAGTTGTTTCCGCCGTAATACCTACAACTGAGTCTGGACCTGCTGTAACAAATCCTCTCATAGATCTTACCGGACCTGAAAAATTAGTTTTTCCCATGATATTAATCCTCCTAGTTTCCGCTAATATAGTCTCTAGGCCGTCGACTGCGCGCGTCTATATTAGCTTAATAATCGCAGTGTTCTGAATATACGCTTTTAATGTAGTGATTGCAAATAAAAAGGGCGGCCGAAGCCGCCCTCTTACCGTGATGGTTCTGTTACGCTTACGCGCCAGGTGATCCGAAAATACCACGCCAGTCAGAGAAGCCGAAGCTGTATCTCTCTCTAGCTTTATATCTTACGTTACCTGTATCAAAGTCACCTTCCATTGCAGTCTTGATAGGTGCTCTTTCAAACATTTTCATTCCGTTAGGAACATCTGTTTTGATAAAGAATGCGTCATCATCTGTTAGGAAGTTGTTCACCACGTATCCTTGTGGGATCATTCCTTTAGATGCAATCGCATTTAAATCGTTGTCAGAAGTTCCGACACGAGCCGCTGATTTCATGATTCGTTCAGCTGTGAATTGTAGAGCAGAAGGAATAATCATTTTTACTCCTCTTGCAGCAATTTTTAAGCCTCTCTCATCAACGAAAGCATTGATGTCAATTAAAGCCTGCTCAACTGATGTCTCAGATAAGTCAGCAGAAGTTGACAGTTCGTTTCTTTGATCCCCTGATTGTGAAGGGTGGTCAGTAGCGAATAGCTCTTTACCGTCCCCACCTGGGAATGAACTGTTAAAGCCGTTGTTTAAAACATTGGCAGCTTTAATTTGCTTAGTGTTAGCCATAGATCTTGCTAGTGCTTTTGTGTAACGAGTTGAAATCTTGTCATACAAGTTGTCCTCAATTGCTTCCTCAGTAATTGCGAAAGCAAGAGCAACTGTTTCGTGTGTATAACGTGATGTGAAAGTCTCGTTAGCAGTGTCAAAAGTAACTGCAGAACCTTCAGCTTTTACAGCAGCGTTTGCAAAACCAGAAAGCATGACTTCTTCTTCGAAAGCTCTATCAGAAGTTTCGATGTCATAAATCTCTACATGCTGGTTTTCATAGTTTTGATACTCAAGTCCAAATAATGCATTCAGACCTGGCTCTAGCTCTTTAGCGAGCTGTTGTCTTGATATAGCCATATAATAATCCTCCTAAATGCTATTATAGTTCTTTTTTGTGAGCGTGTTCGTTGAACGCTACAATGTAGTTTGCATTAACTGCAAACTCGTTATTGTTTGGATCGCCAGTAAAGCCTAGTGCTTTTAGTTGACCGTCTGTTGTTTCTAGATCAGACACATCCAACTCTAAACCAGATATACCAGTCGTAGTTGAACCTGAATGAGTAGCAATAGTGTCAGCAACTTTACCAACGTCAGTTTGTGCAGCAGCTGTAGCCGAATCACCTTGTATCAAGAATCTTTGATACGGGTTGTCGAATACAAATGCTTTAATTGCTCCCTGCGTAATATTCGTTTGAGAATAAAAGTTAGAGAATTTTGGTTTTCCTGTTGAAGGGTCGCTTTCAATGAAGCATCCATTGAATACTCCAATAGCGTCTTCGTTTGATACAGCAGCTTGTACATCTACAAATCCTGCGTTACTTGTATCAATCTCAACGATATCACCTTGGAAAATCGAATTAGACTGGTTGTCTTTGATTTGATATTCCGTAGTTTGGAAAGTTGTTCCACCAACAGTATTACCGATAGGTCTTAGACCAAATGGGGCATCTACGTTTGCCATATTTTTGTCCTCCTTAAAGGTTGTTATTGTTAGCGGTGGATAGGAATTACTAAAAAATTAGTCTTTCTTTGTACCACCAAAAGTTACACGAGTCTGTCGATCTTGATTGATCGGCATACTTGGGTGCTGTTCCTTCAAGACATCGTTATCTAAAGCGTCGTTTCGATCTTGCGTTACTTTTTTAAAGTACGCCTCTCGAGACTTTGCGAGCTCTTCAGGTATCCTAGCCAGCAATAGGCCACCAACTCCGATTACCCCTGCGTATTTACCGTCTTCCATAGTTGGATAAGTTGAGTCAGGATATTCATCTGCTCTTACGAGCTCCCACCCTGATCTCATTTTGCCTGCCATGTTTTTTGTATCATCAAAACCCATGCTTTCAGCGCGTATCCATCTGTGTCTATATCCGTCTGGCGCAGGTGGTGCATCCAGTGATGATGGAGGAGTCCAAACTTTAGGTTTTTCTTCTTTAACCCTAGTCGCACTCGCGCGAGAAGTTTTTACTTTATTGTCTTTTTCCATATGCCTATTCCTCCTTCGCGATTAATTGTTTCGCATATTCTTCAAGTGGCACACCTAATCGTTTAGAAATTGCTATCTGTGACGGTGTGAGTTTCACAGTTTTTCTGCGTCCCTTTGCGGCCGGACGTTTTGCGCTTGCTACATTTTGAACAGGTTCTTTCTGTTCAGTAGTTACACTATTCTTATCAAATTTATGTGGGAATTCAAGTCTTATTCGTTTATCCACCTCAGAATAATATTCATCTGATGTTGGATCAAATCCCTCTCCTTCGACAAGTTTCTTGTGTATCTCAAAAGCAGTGTAAGTCATTGCATTATCTGTGCCAAACCAAGGGTTTTTAGCCGCCCAAGCGTCTGCTCTTGGGTCTGGTGCAGGTGCAGATGGTTGTGGTTCGCTAGCTGGCATTTGACCAACTGGCTCTGCATTTGTTGTTTCAGCTGTTCTTTGTCTAACTTCTTGTATTTTTCCAAGTCTTGCTGACTCTGTAGCTAGACCTGCTATTTCAGTTTGAGCGGCAACTTGTGCCTCAATATCTCCTGCTGTTATAGCATCTCTAAGTTTAGCCTGCGCGTTCTGCATGCTTGACTTAATTCTATCTTCAAACTCTTTATTGTAGTTTTCATCAAGTCTTTCGTAACGCTGTTTGATTTGATTTGCTGAGTCATAGACAGTTTTAGCATAATTAATAGCCTCTTCTTTCTGTCTTTCAGCCTCTCTCATCTTCCTAGTTAGTTTGGCTATTCTTTTTTGAACACCCTCTGAATACTCATTCAGGTCCTCTTTCTCTTCTTTTTTCTCTTCTTTTTCTTCTGCAGGTGCTTCAGGTTCGGCTTCTTCAACCTTTATCTCTTCCTTTGGCTCTTCCTGTTCTGGTTTTGCATCAAGATCAATTTCTTGCTCTTGTTCGTCTGCATCACCAACATCAACTTTTAGATCGTCGTCTTGCATAGGTTATCCTCCTCTATGTTTACATTGCGTGAAGAATATCCTCGGGATCATCAATCGTCCCAAGAATTTCATCATCGTTTAACATTCTTATTTCTCCACCTTCGATTTCCATGCGTGATCCTGCATATCTTGCAAAGATCACCCAATCTTTTTCCTTGCACCATGGTCCTGTTGGAAACTTCTCATCATCGTTATAACAGAGATCCCCCATCTTCAACACATAACCAACCTGTGTTGCAACTCTAGCTCTGTCTAATGTTTCTTGTGCAATAATAATTCCGCCTTCAGTTTTTTCTTTAACTTTAAAAGGCATAACTAAAATACGCCAACCTGTTGGGTTGGGTAGTTTTTCTAAATTTGTTTTTTCGGGGACTTTTTTTGCTTCTTTTTTTTCTTTTTTATACTTCTTTAGTAATGCTTCTGACATTGTTGTTTTGCTCCTTTTCTTCTAGCAGGTTAGAGATTTCCTGTGAAATTGCATCTAGTGCATGTATTTTTCCTGTAACATACTTGTAGTTTTCCATGCTGTCAATACTTCCGCTTGCAATTACTTGCACATTTCTCTCTACCTCCGACCGGAGCAATTTTTGTAATTTGTAAATAAAACTTTCTAAATTCATTTTTTCTTGAAAATATCTACGCCCTTCAAACCGTATATACTAGCCACGACCCCGACAAAAAGCGTCTGGTACCAGAAAGGGAGATTATTAAACTGCTCAAAGAACATGTGCAGTTTCTGTTGTATGTTCGGATCTTCACTAAACACACTCCATATCAATAAAATCACTGGGGCACTTACGAGGATCAAAACGAACTCGTCTTTCCATCCCTTGTCGTTTGATTGCCTTACAGCTGCTTGATACTCGATTTCACCATTAGCCATTTTCTGTGCATGCAACATTGCAGCATCTGACTCGAGCATTTTACGCTGCTGTCTATTTTTCATTATGTGGGTGCCAGCGCCGATTGCTAGTTTGACTACGTCAAGTATCATGTGATTATGTGATTATT